AGTACAAGCAACAGACAGCGCAGTCTCAATTGCTACAACGTCATCCCGACATGCAAGAGATTCTGCAAGATGGTAAGTTTGTTGATTGGATTAAAGGATCAAAGATTCGTACTCAACTCTTTGCACAAGCGGATACGCAGTATGACTATGAAGCCGCTGATGAGCTTTTCAGTTTATGGAAGGAACGTCAACAAGCTGTTGGTCAGACTGTAGCACAGGAGAAAGCGAGCAGGAAAGAAGCTGTTAAGACTGCCTCAACAGGCGGTGCAAAGGGAAGTGGTGAGACAGCATCTCGCAAAGTTTATAGACGCTCAGACATTATTAAACTAATGCAGGATGATCCTGATAGGTATTTGTCTTTGTCTGATGAAATCATGCAAGCATATGCTGAAGGGAGAGTCCGAAACTAATTTCATTATAGGACTATTATTATGACTGATTCAGTATATCCCGCAATGGGCGGTGCAGTAGACAACACATCTGCTGCTAAATTTATTCCAGAAATCTGGAGTGACGAAGTAATTGCTGCATACAAGAGCAATCTTGTTCTAGCTAACCTCGTTAAAAAAATGAGCATGACTGGTAAGAAAGGCGACACCATCCATGTTCCTAAGCCAACTCGTGGTGCGGCTCACGCCAAAGCCGAAGGTGTTGCAGTTACTATTCAGAACGCTGTTGAGTCTGAAGTACTAATCAACATCAACAAGCACTTTGAGTTCTCACGTTTGATTGAAGACATCACCGAAGTACAGGCTCTCGCTTCTTTGCGTCAGTTCTACACTGGTGACGCAGGTTACGGCCTAGCCAAGCAAGTAGACGATGATCTGTTTACTCTTGGTAAGTCTTTCGGTGACGGTGACGGTTCTTCTTGGGTACACAGTGCTGCATTCCAGATCACTTCTGGTGGAGCTTTGGAAGCCTACGATGCTGACGGCACTGCTGACGTTAATGCCTTCACTGACGGTGCGTTCCGCGCATTGATTCAGAAGATGGATGACGCAGACGTTCCTATGGACGGACGTAGCTTTATCGTTCCTCCTTCACTGCGTAACGCTATCATGGGTATTGATCGCTACACTTCTACTGACTTTGTTAATGGCAAAGGCGTAGAGACTGGCAAGATTGGTAACCTCTATGGCGTTGATGTATTCGTTTCTACTAACGTACCTACTATTGAATCTGGTGTACGTGGCGCACAGCTAATCCACAAGGACACTAATGTTCTTGCAGAGCAGCAAGGCGTTCGCTCACAGACTCAGTACAAGCAAGAGTTCTTGGGTACTCTCTACACTGCTGATACGCTTTACGGTTGTCAAGTAATGCGTCCTGAAGCAGGATTCGTATTGGCTGTTCAGTAAGCTAATACAACTAAGGGGATTCTACGGAGTCCCCTTTCCCTTTTTCCTTTTGTTTTGTTTTCGTAGGAGCTACAATGGCTATATTTAGAGGTGACGGTGGTGCAGGTGATTCCAATACGGACGCCACGCTATTAGCTGTTACACAACAAGCTGTCATAGCTACTACGAAAGCAAGCGATGCAGCGGCCAGTGCTGTTGATGCGGCTAACTCTGCAACCACAGCATCTACCAAAGCAACTCAGGCGGCTACATCTGCAACTGATGCGGCTAACAGTGCTACGGGTGTAGCAGGGTATGCCACTGCCGCAGGTAACTCAGCGACTGCCGCAGCTACTTCAGAGACTAATGCGGCCACTAGTGCCACCAATGCGGCTACAAGTGCTACAGCAGCCAGTGCCTCTCAGACAGCCGCTAGTACCTCTGAGAGCAACGCAAGCACTTCCGCTACCACTGCTACTACTAAAGCCACAGAAGCCGCTACAAGCGCAACCAGTGCGTCTAACAGTGCATCTACGGCTACGACTAAGGCATCAGAGGCATCTACTAGCGCATCTAACGCTTCTACCTCTGAGAGCAATGCAGCTACCTCAGCATCTAATGCGGCAACATCAGCTACGAATGCTAGTGACTCAGCTACAGCATCAGCAGGTTCAGCAAGTGGTGCAGCTACTTCCGCTACTAACGCAAGCAACAGTGCTACAGCGGCTAGTACATCAGAGACTAATACCGCTACGTCAGCCACAGCAGCATCTACGTCAGCTACTAACTCTGCTAACAGTGCTACTGCATCAGCGACTAGTGCGGCAACATCGACAACTAAGGCAAGTGAAGCAAGCACCAGTGCCACAGCAGCGGCCTCTAGCGCATCTACAGCGTCTACACAGGCAAGCAATGCAGCCACTAGTGCTACAGCGGCATCTACTGCTCAGGCCAATGCAGAAACAGCGGAGACTAACGCAGAGACTGCGGAGACTAATGCGGCATCTAGTGCAACAGCAGCGGCTAGTAGTGCTACAGCGGCAGCAACCAGTGCATCCAATGCCGCTAGTACATTAGCATCAGCGGCACTGAAGGCTAACAACCTGTCTGACTTAGCTAGTGCAAGTACAGCTAGAACTAACTTAGGCTTAGGCACTGCGGCAACTACAGCGTCTACTGACTATGCAACAGCGGCACAAGGCGCATTGGCTGCTTCAGCTTTACAATCTAATTCAACACTTAACGCAGACAACATGACTACTGGTACGCTTGATGGCGGCACATACTAAAGGTATATAAACATGGCAACAAAAATTGTAACAAAGAATAGTTCAACTGCTTCTGCCGTCCCTACAGCAAGTGATCTTGTACAGGGTGAACTGGCGGTCAATGTAGCTGACAAACGATTATTTACTGAGGACAACGGTGGTAGTATTGTTGAGCTTGGTACTAACCCTAGCACCATAGACATCAACGCAGGTTCTATCGACGGCACTACCATTGGCGCATCCTCTGCATCCACAGGCGCGTTTACTACGCTGACTGCTACAGGCCTAACAGTAGACACCGACACCCTCTACGTTGACTCAACAAACAATCGCGTGGGCATAGGGACTACCACAGTAAACGCAGACTTACATATAAACAAAAGTTCTGGAGCTAAACTTTGGATAACAGCAGAAGGAAGTAACCCTAGTGATGCAGGTTCTTTGCGCTTTTCAGAACTAAGCGACGGTAATAATTACTTTGAGTTTCAACACAATGGTAATGCTAACAAGTTAAATCTCACTACAAGTAATGGAGATTTAGTTACTTTTGACAGGATTAATAAAAGAGTGGGCATAGGGACTAGTTCGCCTACAGTTAACTTAGATATACAAGACTCTTCACAAGCAGTAGTTAAAGTAGGCGATGGTAGCACTGTAGATATGCGAATGGTTGCTGATGTTGCTTCAGGAGTAGGCAGTATTAGAACTTCTGGTTCTACATCTGTAATGGCTATGTATACTGGCGGCTCAGAACGCCTCCGCATAGACTCCTCTGGCGCAGTGGGCATAGGGACTAGCTCGCCTACGTCAATTTCTGGTTACACAGCTTTAGAAATAAACAACGCAACTAGTGGTGCATTACTTGATTTGTCTCAAGGCGACTCTATGCGCGGTCGGCTTATTGCAACAGCAACAACTATGTCTCTTGAAACTTCTGGGAGTATTCCTATTATTTTTCAACCTACTGGCGTAGAAGCCATGCGCATCGACTCCTCTGGCAACCTGTTGGTGGGTACTACTTCAACGCCTAACGGTGGTCATGTATTGAAGATAGCTAGCGGTACAGTTAGCACTGTTGAAACCGACGTTACTACAGTTATTAACATGATTGTCTTTCGCAATGGAAATGGCAATGTAGGCACTATCCAAACCAATGGTTCTACAACCACCTACAACACCTCATCAGACCAACGCCTCAAGGAAAACATTGCAGACGCTGATGATGCAGGTAGCAAGATAGACGCTATCCAAGTTAGACAGTACGACTGGAAGGTTGACGGCTCTCATCAAGACTACGGCATGATTGCACAGGAGCTACAGACTGTTGCACCAGAGGCTGTGTCGGGCGATGCTGACTCAGAAGAGATGATGGGCGTGGACTACTCAAAATTAGTACCAATGTTAATTAAAGAAATTCAATCATTACGCAACCGTGTTGCACAACTAGAGGAATAAAACAATGGCAGTAACTTGGACAATCTCAACCTTAGAACGCAACACTGATGACGGTGTTGTTGTGGCGCACTGGCGAGCTAGCGATAGCGAAACAGTAGGCGAAGTAGAACACTCAGGTAGCTCATACGGCACTTGCGGCTTCACCCCTGACAGCACTGCGGACGGCTACACGCCCTATGCAGACGTTACTGAAGCTCAGGCTATTGGATGGGTAAAGGCTGACGTTGACGCTGACGCTATTGAGGCAAGCATTGCTTCACAGATTGCAGACAGCAAGGCTCCCGCGATTAGCACTGGAGTGCCTTGGTAATGATTGATCCCGTCACAGCCATCAGCATAGCCACTAACGCCT